CCTCTATATTTAATTATTATGTATAAATATAAGAAATCTTTTTCAAATAAAAAAATTATTTGGTAGGTATATCTTTATTAATATCAATTACTACTTCTGAACCTACAGTAATTATTGCTGGTGAGAATGTCTTCGGATTAAAGTTACTAAGAGCTTTTTGTATGTTGTTAGGTATTACATAACCATTCATATTGATATTGAATGTAGCTTTATTTACTCTATCTGTTCCTGCATCTACAGTTAGATCTGTAGTAAAACTATCGATCTTGGCAAGGAACTTAAATTTTTCATTGCCCCAATATTGATTAGCTGAATAGTTTATATCTTCTATGATCGTATTCAATTGGGTAATATAATCGGTCCAAATTACACATTCATACTGAAGGGTGATATAATCTGGCACTACCACATTATGGAAAGTCCCTACAGGTTTTCGTCCATTTAAAACCTCGAAATTATCATATGTATTCTTGCTTGAATATGCAGTTTGGAACGATTGTACTAAAGGATTATTTATATCTACTTTACTACCTATCAATTTGCGTTCAAAAGATGTTCTCTTATAAGCTATTGCAGGTAATTGAATCATACCTTTCTGATCTCTTAGTAGACCAGACTTCTGGATGTTCTTCCATCTTTCTGGTGAAGCATATATTACAGGTACTGGAGCTGGTCCATCCTCTGTATTTACAGTTGGCTGAACAACATTATCGAAATAATATTTAATAACAGAATCTATCTCATATAGGCCCATAGTGATGTTTGGACCATCACCAGTTCTATTCATTTGATCTGCTCTATTTATTTTGTTTTCAGCCATTATATATTCTTAAGTTTTTTAATAAAAGTTTTTACAGACTTTTCTATATTTAGTTTTGATGTTCTAGCTCTATGGGCATTACAAATAACCGAAAAGTTAGAACCAAAGTTGTCGTCATTTTTAGCAGCTTCAGGATTTTTACCAACTATATATTGATTATCGATGACCTTATCTACTTCCCAATAACTACCATCATGATCTATTATATCTCCAACTTCCAGGACTAGTTCTGCGGTATTTTTTAAAGTATCCCTAAGGAAACTGAAGTTGGCTTCCTGGTCTATATCTGTACCATATTCTGCATCTACATACACTGGATCTTGGAATTCAACTAGACAAGCAATTCTTATGGCTGGATTATAAACCTTCTCTATATTTTCACCATACAGATTATCATTATTATCACTAACAGATACTTTATACACATCTACATTAGTATCAATAATATTATTAATCAATTCCTTATTTAAAGAATTGAATAAATCTACGTCTTTTGATGAGCCAAATAGAGCCATTATTATCCTATATAAATATTAAGCGGTACATTACCAATTGTTTCTTTTAAGAATTCAGATTCTTCTTTTTTAGCTTCTAACATATTTCTACGAGAAGAAGCTTCTAAATCTTCTCTTAATTGTGTGATTAGATTTTCTTTTTCTGCTGCTCCTTCACCTCTTAAAGAATCACCATCTAAACTAACATCACCACCAGGAATTGGAACTGAAGCATATTTACTACGGATTTGACCTAGTAATTCTTTAGCTAGTGCAAGCGTGTATTTTTTAATCCATTGAATACCTGGAGAGTTTATTCTAGAGTAGGTCATTACTCTATAATCAATATCTGCAAAGCTAGTTACATTATTTATAGTTCCTAGACTACCAGTAACTTTTGATGCTTCTGTGTAATATTGGAACCATAAATTGAAGTCTGAGGTTGGCTTAGGAAATAATTTAATCACATTGTTTTGTAGCTCAAAAGAATATGCAGATTTTCTAACCATATCACTAAACTCTACTTGTTGATTTCTTAACATTATATCATACATTGGTAGCAGCATAAAGGATACACCAGCACCTCTATTCTGGAATCCAAACTCTCCTAATGCCATTGTAGAATTATGTACATTACCAGCATACTGGTCATAGTATCTTCTACTAGCAGGAGTTCTATCATGAAATATTTTTCGAATTTCAAGTCTACTATTACTTTCACTCACAGAACCATAAAGGTTTTGTAAATCATAAGTTTGAGTGCCTGAAGTTATTGCTATAGATCCACTTTTTAACGTTACATTACCACCAGAAAGAGCTTCTGTTCCATAATGCTCACTTAAACCTATAGGACCATTTAAACCTTCTATAGTACGATTAGTTAAATCTGTTCGAGTCTGATTAGAGGCTTCTAATAAATTCTGACGTATTTGATACCTTTGTACCTGAGCACTATACTCGGTTACAGCCTCTTCGAAGCAGGCCCAAAACTGTACGTCCTGAAGCTCTACATCTACTATTGGATATCCCAATCTTTTTGCACACCAAGATGCAACAGTGTCTGCATCTGATCTAAATTTATTATCCACATCATAATGACCAAAAGGGGTTTGCCCTGGTAGGCCTAGAAATGTAGATGTTCCTGTCCATATTTTAATATTTGCCATAATCGTCTTTCCTATCCATTATAAATATCAAGTTAAAGGGCTAAAGACCTTTGTGGTATTTGTATTTTTCATAAACATCTAATACATCATCCAAAATGGGATGTCTATGATTTTCAAGGAGATTTATTGTGTGTAGTCCTCGAACTGAACTTATTGATTGTAGAAACTTAAGTCCTGTGTCACCATAATTTTTCAAATCTATTTGATCGGTATCACCACAGAAAAGCATTTTAGAACCTACACCGATTCTTTGCAATATCATTAGAGATTGACCATGAGTTACATTTTGAGCCTCATCTACAATAATGCAAGAATCAGTAAAAGTTCTACCTCTCATATATGATACAGGGACTATTTCTATAGTTCCGTCTGCTATCATTGCATCAACCCTTTCTTTTCGTAGAAGTTGATACATGTTTCCATATATTGGTGCAACCCAAGGATCCATCTTATCTTCGAGTTTTCCTGGTAGATATCCAAGATCCTCTTTAGAAACTGTTGGTCTTGTTATTATAATCTTCTTGACTTGCTTTTCTAAAACCATTTGTAATGCTATTTGACATGCTAACAATGTTTTTCCGGAGCCTGCTTTACCTATTACAATAGATATATCATTCTCAAGTATTTCAGCTTTTGCAATTTTTTGCTCTTCATTTAATGAAAGTAAAAATCTATAACCTTTTTTATTATATTTAGGCTTACTCTTTGCCATTTGAACCATGAACTCTCCTAAGTTGTTTAGTATAAATATCTATGCACAAAAAAAGAGACCCAAATTAATGGGCCTCTAATATCAATCAATAAGAATTAATTATTACATTTTATTCTTAACTGTTAATTTAGCAAAGAAATCTTTACGAACTACTTTTTTAGCATAACGAGTCATAACACCTTTTCTTGGAGTAAAGTTGTTAGGATCGTATACAAGTGGAGTCATAATTAACGGAATGTACGGAGCATAAACCGCACCAGTTTCTAAGAATTGGTTACCACGGAAACCGATAATCATATCATCTGAATTCCAGTAAGGATTCTTATAAACTTTATAGCGATTTGCAAAGTTACCGATTTTTTCTACACCAGCTGCAAAGCCATCTTTATCACCATCTGTATCTACAGCGAAACTAGGTATAGTTTCTAGTATTGTAGCAACATCTGGAGAACATACGATGAAGTTTGCACCACCACGCATAGTAGCACGGTGAATCTTATTGGATAGTTTTTGAATTTCATATCCAATAGTAGCATTATGTGAACCTAATTGGTAAGCCCAAACTGATCCTGATGAATATGCATTAGTGTCTGCATATGCATCATTTGCAGGAGTACCATACCATGTAGAAGAGAATCCAGCATTTGCATGTAGCATTTGAAGAATTTCTAAATCAATTTCCATTGCTACATATTCTGATAACATTGAAGTTAATTCAGCTTCAGCATCAATTGAATGATAAGCGTTTAAATCCTGAGCAAATTCCGGAGTCCATACAACTTTTAACTTACGAGTCTTAGCAATTAAAGCCTCTTGTTCAAGTTCTACATTCAATTCTGGAATGTTTAAGTTTGCTTCTTCTAAAGCATAACCACCATCACCTGCGGCATTATGAATAGCTTCGAAGTCACCACGATCACCAGCATCAACTGGAGCTGGGTAGTAATAAAGATCACCAACAGTTCCTGTTCCTACTGCAGTGTCCCATTTTACTTCCGTACCTGTTACTGATTCAGCTTGAACAACAACACTATTAGAAATATAGTATGCTGACATCAACATACTTAAGTCTGCATTACCTACAAGAGATAAGTCTGTTGCCGCTTCAGAAGCTGTAACACCACTAGCAACTTTAGTAGCTTTCAGTGTATAACCTTCACGACCAGGACCATCATATAGACCTTTTGTGAAAGAAGTTGTAGCTGATGTAGAACCAGCTCCGAATACCGAATCACCTAGTGTATGACCACCAGCTGTATTAGCATATTTAAAGTCTAACCAGAATACTAGTCCCGAAGGAAGATTCATTGGTTGAACTGATACGAAATCTTTAGCTGAGATTTCTGCAAAGATACGTCTTACTAAAGGTAAAGCAACTCCATTCCAGTCTTCTTGACCAGCAGAAGTGCTAGTAGCATTCCCTGACTCTGAAATAAGTTGTTTAGCTTGGTTTTCCAAAAGGATTGCAGTGTTATGTTTATCATACTCACTGTCAAGACCTTCTAAAAGTCCAGTCTTTTCCCATTTAGCTACGTATTTTGCCGTTTGATCTTTTTGCTGATTGAAAGAAGCTTTCGATTCTTTTAGCAAATTTGACATATTTGACATTATATTGTCTCCTAAATTTTAAATTAAATCAAACCTGCAAGCTTACGCATGCGATCTGAAAAGTTGTTAGATTCAACGATAACTTCTTTCGAAGGTTTTGTTGATCTTGTTGATTTTGAAGCAAGACCTTCAGTCATTGATGTCTTCTTGGTAGATGACCTCATTGATTTCATAGATTCTGCTAATGTTGAATAAACCAATTTTACTTCACGTACTGAATTAGCTCTGTCGAACGTCTCAATAACACGCATTTTTTGGTCTTCGTTTAAATTACCATTTCTGAATAATTTGTTTGAGAATAAAAGTTTTGCATTTAACAAGTTAACTTCATTAATTTTGTCTTTCAAGAATCTAATAGTCTCGTAAGCTTCTTCTAAATCATCAACTGCTGGTTCTTCTACTTCTTCATCATCACCGTCTTCATCTTCTTCTTGTAAAGCTTTAATAACTTCTTCAAGATCAAAATCAGATTCTTCAGTAACAGCTTCATCTTCTTCGGCTACTACTTCTGTTGATTCAAAAGCAAATTCTTCTTCGTCTTCTGCAGGAACTTCTTCCTCGTCTTCACCTTCTAATTCACGAATAATCGCTTCTAATTCTAGTGAGTCATCATCATCTTCTAAACCAAGATCTTCTTCTGCGTCTTCTGCCACAACTTCATCTTCTTCGTCTTCTACGGGTACTTCTTCTACTTCGTCTTCAACTGGTACATCAAACTCTTCGTCTTCAGTATATTCAGCTTCAACAGCAACGTCTAGTTCATCTTCATCTTCAAGATCGTCTTCGTAGTCTTCACGTATTTTCGTAGATAACATAGATTGTAGTTTTGGTGTGAACGCTTCTTCAAGAGCAAGCTTAGCATTTGCAATAGCAGTTTCTCTAACAGCTTTTGCATCGGCAATTGCCTCTTTTAACAAGTCTTTTGACATTGTCGTTCTCCTATAATATGTTTGTCAGGAAATAAGGTTATTGGGAACCTTAATAGAAATTTTAATTTTACATGGCTTGCTTTATATAAAAGGATAGAGCATTTTTGCATGTTATTTACGAATATAAGTATATATGAATTTATGAAAAGTCCACAAAAAAAGCCAGAAATATTGAATTTCCAGCTTAATTTGTACTAAATTATTGTATTATACTATAAAGGACCATTTTTTGTCATAATAGTCCAGGTGAAATTATCCCAAAATGCCACCTCCTTCGAATGTTCCATAGCTTGACGACGCACTGCATCGTTTTTAAGCTTACGACGTTTGGTCGTGGGTTTGGTATACTCTTGGTTGGCTTTCACTCTTAAAAGCCTTCCCTCATCTTTCAGATTACGTTTAAAGACCTTTAAAGCACCTTCTAAAGCATAATCTGAACTGTCTGGGACTTTAACTCCCAGTGCACTGTTTTCACTAATGAAGTCAGTTTTTTTGAATTTCCGTTTGCGGAATTCTGTTCTTTGCATAAGATTTCTATTAATTATTTATATAGTCTAAATATAAGAAAAAAAGTCGACATATAAAAATTATACACCGACTTTTTAATTATTTTTTATTATCTAGACCATCTCTTTAACCTATGAAAGCTAAGATTTTCCAAGTAATCATCTACTTCTTCTATAAACTTATTGTCATTGGGAGCATGAATAACTGTATTATTTTTTAGCTTCTCCATATCTTCCAAATACTTTTTATGAACCCTTTCCATTTGCTGGATTGTTTTACTTCTGAATACTTTCTGCTCTATAAGATTTTTTAGTTTCATAATTAACCTCTGTCTGCTATCCAATTTTCCAAATCTTCTATCCAATCATCTTGGTCATAATCTACATAATCTTTAGCATTTTTTGCTAAATCTTTAGCTAAGGATTTTAAATAAGCTTTTGTAGTAGAAGAACTTTGTTTTGATTTTTTAGTAGCTGTTACTGCCATTCGCATCATACTAACAAGATCTGGTTTAGCCTCACTTAATGATTCTTCAACTACTCTCATTCCAATTGAAAAATATTTATCGGACTTAACTAGTTTATTATAAAGAATAACTGCAGATCTTTTAGAATCAGCCACTTTCATAACTTTTTCATTCTTACCATAAGGGTCATCAGCAACATATACTTCCCACTTAGAATTGCTATAATCTTCATTAATCGATTCATTTTGATTTGGCTTAACTACGTGCTTAGCTAATTCTTTTTTAAGCTTAAGATATTGTTCTTTTATTTCTTTTATTTTATTTGCTTTTGTAGATGCAAACCATTTATCTTCCCACTCATCGCCCTGACGTTTCTTATGAGCTGCTATCTCTTCTAATAGTCTTTGGTAAATATCAGTAGCATTTTCAAAAGTTCTTCTTGCTGTTTGATATCCTGTAGTCCAAGATGCATCCCAAGTTCCTTTTTTAAGTAAATCGATTTTCTTTTTGATTTCGGATTCGAATAAAGCATAGATTTTGTCCATGAACTTGCTAGCGCCTTCGACACCTAATTTACCTGCTATTGCTTTTAGCTTAGATTCATATCTTCGCTTATTATCTCTTAAAACTTCTTTAGTAGTATTAAGAGCTAAAGCACCAGATTTTTGCTGAGCTCTAGTTATTTGTACATTTCCAACTTTATTGCGACTCATATCAGTACCATAATATACTACATAAGCTTCATCAGCAAATGCTGCTATTCTCTTAAAGGAATTAAAGTATTTTGAGCTATTACCTGATTCTCCACTTTGATTAGCTTTACCAGGTTTAGCTGCTTTAACTACATTTGCACCCAAAGATAAAGATTCCTTACCATGAGTTACGGCTAATAATCCTTTATTTACATCTAAAGAACCCCAGTCACCTTCTGGTCCAGTTAATTTGTTAGAATTTGTAAACCAAAGTATTAATGTGTCTGATTCAACTTTTATTGAACTAGGATTTTTTATATGTTTAACCGCAGAGTCATCTATAGCATCCCAAGCAATCTTATACTTGTTAGATAAAGCATTAAACATCTTTTTATCATACGAATCCAGTCGCTTAAATGCTTTCGTCATATTCTTAGATGCAAACTTTTCGGTAAGCATAGAACGAATTTCAGATTCTATCAATGCTCTTAGTTGAGATTCTTTCATTATTTCAATTTCCCCTTCTTTACATCACTTGCCAATTCTTGTAAAGCTCTTATTTGATCTTGAATAGCTGTTGCTATATCAACACTTCTATATTTAGCTTGTTTTTTGACTGATAACATTGCGATTCGTTTTTCTTCTGATGATGCACCCTCTTCCAAAGGTTCTGATTCAGTTAAAGGGTTCCACTTCATTTTTAGTAACTTAGATGATGGTAGGATTCCTAAAGCGTGATTTTCCCTAAGTAAAGATTTTAAACTAGTTGAACTTTCTTTTTTAATGGCTTTAGAAATAGCAGTACGTTTTTTAGCTAAATATTCATCAGACTCATCTTCGTCTCCATCATTATCTATATCGCCATCTTCTTTACCTACAGTATCTAATTTTTCTGAAATGTCATAGTAACGACCTAACTTATTGCCAAGGTCCTCATAAAGAGATTCTAATCTTTGTTGTGTAGATTGAGACTCTGTAGAAGCTTTAACGAACTCTTTAAGAATTCCAGCAACTTCTTTCATATCACGCTTAACAGTAACACTATCAAACCAATCATCATGTTCTTGTAAAGCAAGCTTCGTTGCATTTTCACATAATTCAGAAATAGACTGAACCACTTCTTTGATATTGGATTTAGAATAGATACTATCACCAAAAGAATTAAAGTTGGCAATAGCCTCCAATACTTCTCTTTTGTGTTTTGGGTTTAATCTATCAGAGTTTTCATTTAAAAGTTTTCTAAGTTTCATATTGTTTCCTTAACATTTGCCGCAATTGCCACCACAGCCGCACGGGGATTTCTTTTTTGGTATTCCGCAAGTTCCAGTCATTTCACATAACATTTCTGATATTATGTTGTTGACCTTTGCATATTTATTAATAGATTTATTTATATTTTCATTCATAGGAGACATAAAAGCTCCTTGAGTAGATGGGTTGGAAACGAAGTCCCAACAAACTAATTCAAAATCATCTTGAACTTCTACTGTACTACTATTTGCAGATTCTTTTACCGAACCCATACCTCTTGAAGATATGCCTACAGTTATACCTTGATCTAATAAGGTTTTTAAGATATTACCTGCAGGTGTTGATAGTATTTCTACTTTACCCATTAGGTCATCACCCTTCCACCAGATATCTCTAATATTATGAGAAACATTAGCTAGATTTACCACTGAGGATTCCGGATGATCCAATTCTCCAAGAGCTCTATTTTCTTTTATGAATGTAGATTTATACTTACTAGCTTCACGTTCTAATATAGCTCGAGGATATATTCTTTCGTTTTGGTTAGGGGCGTTAGCTCTCTGTAAACATCCAACCACAATAACTTTCCCATTATTATTCTCTTGGGATTCTGCTATCATTTGAGGACTTACTCTAAATATATTATAATCTACTAATAATTGCTTAGACATTATTTACTCCAGGTTGATCTTTTTCTATACAAATCAAAGAAAATCTTAGATACTTCTTTTCTAATAAGTGCTTTTAAAGCATTTATATCTTCCGAAGATATTGCTTCTTTTATTTCTTTTTTGACTTTAGACATTAAAATTTCCTCAATTTTTCAGAAATTCTTTGCATTTTTTCTGATATTCTATATAAGGTCTTACGTGTGCCCTTCCAATATTTCGTAGAATCGACACCTGTTTCATTTTTTAATTTTATATTATGAGTTAAAACTTTATCAATCTCATGTAATTTAGAATTAATACTTATAATAGCTTTATTAACTTTTTGTTTTGGACTCTGTGTTACATCGTTCTTGTAGTTTTTATAACTAGATTCACCTAACATTAATTTTGCAGCTTTTTTGAATGTAGATTCATCTACCTTCTTATAACCGTCTTTTTCTATATCATCATCATCTAACTCACCAAATGCATTAGGAGTATTATAAGCTTCACCTTCACCGGTTGCATTTGCTTCATCTATAAGCTCATCAATTAATTCGTCTAATTTATCCTTTAACGACATTAGTCAATTCCTTTAATAAATCATAAGATCTCATAATGGATAATAAATGATTATCCTTGATAGATTTTCTCGATTTTATAGCTTTTAGCTGAGTTGATATTTCACTAAGCTTAACAGAGACCACTTTGTCTTCAACAAGTTTTGAACTTTTGACTAAAGACTTGACCACTATATCTATATTTTTATCAATAAACTTCTTGAGCTTTCCAGTATTATTAACATTATTAATATACTCTTTAAGTAAGGATTTTTGTTTAATATCTAAGTTATCATACTTATCGTTAAATTTTTCCAACAATATATTGTAACTCAATAATCTAATATCCTGAGACTCTTTCTTATATGCTTCTATAATCGTATCACTTGACTTAACAACTTTTACATTTTTTATATGCTCTAATATGGTTGACCTAGAAGTCATTATTTTTTTAGGAGAATTGAATTTTTTAGTATTCATTTCAAATAAATTATAAATAGATGCATTTAACTTATAATCCGATAGTTTAGTAGAAAAGAATTTGTCCAAGTCATAGGATTTCTTTATTTCTTTAATCAAATTATATTTTTCTCTACGAATAGAAGCCTTATTTATTTTACTATGTTCATTTAGAATGACATCAATAAATTTACTAGCCTTAGATTCAGAGCCCATTTTTTCGGACTTTAACATAGAATAGAAATTTAGCTCTTTACGTAATAAAGTATTAGTTTTGAAAAATTCTTTCATTAGTTTTACCGAAGTAGAATCATCAACATTATTTATAGCATCACTAGTTATCTGTCTAACTAGCAGTTCAAATAAGACTCCGGTGTTCTTAAACTTTGAATGTTTTATTTTTGTCATAGTAATTTTTTCCAAATCTTTTACAAGATGTCCATAATAAATATCTATATATTTTATAAAGCGTTATCATCAAGAATATTATTTTCACTTAATAAAGAAGTTTTTGTTCTGCCCAATAATGCTAAAGACTTAATAAAATTTTCTCTATGAATACTGCGGGTTTCTTTGCCTAAAGGGTCTCTACCTCTTGCTGAGTCTTGAGATTTACCATAGGCAGGAGCCTTCTTATCTTGACCACCCATCTCACCATACTCTTCAAAAGAAGTTTCAGAACCATCATCTGAATCATCATTATCAATTGGTTCATCACTAGGAGGGTTGGCAGGATCTTCACCATCAGTCTCTATAGTCTCTTTCCTAAAGTTATTCTTAGAATCCTCAATAACATTGGCTTTTTCTTTTTTAATCTCATCATCTGATAATCCAAAGATCTTATCATAGATCCAATTTTCAGATAACATTTTATTTTCTTTTAAAGAATCTGCTAATGATACCTTATTACTCCATAATTCAATTTTCTCTTGTTCATAAATTGTAGATGGATTTGTTAGATTTAGCTCAAAGTCTACTAAATCTGCATCGTTATATCCCTGAGAGTATAAGTGAACTATTGCTATTTTTGTTAATTCAGATATGACTATTTTTTGTATACGCTCTATTGTTCTTGCAAATCTAACATCTTCAGCTGCTAATGTTGCTTTTTCACCTAGATTTTCATCATAACCCAAAAAGGCTTTAGGTACTTTTAATGCTGCAAACATTCTATTTCTTAAGTATTCAATATCATCAATACCAGTGAATTCCATACCACTTAAAGATTCTATTTCAGTACCTGATTGACCACCTCTAACTGGCAGGTAAAAGTCCTCCATCATATTTTGAAGGTTGAATTCTAAATTATATTGTCCTGTAGCTTCATCTATATATGGAGTTTTCTTCATACTATCAATAACTCTCTTCATATAATTATCTACTTCTGCTGGTGGTATATTACCAATATCGATCTTGAATACTCTTTTTTCTGGAGCACGCATAATCCTATGGATCATCATTGCATCTTCCATTAGAGTTAATTGCTTCCAATTTTTTCTAGCTGCTTCTATCATAGATTTACCATAAGGTAAAAAGTTAGAATCTGATAGCAATCTAAAGTGAGCAATCTCATAATTCTGAAATTCATCTTGATCCCTATTAGCACCGCCAGCACCATATGTAGGTTGGCCTGACATTGCAGGGTCATGAATAAAAGTAACTATTTCAGGATTTTGAGGATCTTCACCATCTACTCTTATCATTTCATATGGTGAAAAAGGAGAAACATTTGTTACACCTAGTTTTTCAGTAATATCCATTTTTAAATACATGTCGCCATACTTACACATATTTCTAACCCATGGCCATAAATTAAATTCTATATTTAAAACATCATAGAATAAATTATGTAGGATTTTTTGGACTTCTGAGTTTGAACTTTGAATATCCAAAGTGCTACCAAACTCATTCTTTAATGTAGATTCGTCTGCATAGATATCTAAAGCTGATGAGATTATAGAATCTTCATCCATTACCTCATAATCAGTAAAGAGTTGCAGTCTTGCAGCATGGTAATTTGCTTGTGCACGATTACCTGTGTTTGCATGAGATTGATACAATCTATTAAATCTATCCACAAGTCTATTGCTAGCTAAATTGCTTCCTTGTTGAACTTTATTTACATCAACAACTTTTATTCCACCGTCTCCAGTTCTACGAACTATTGTAGAAGTTGAAAATAGGGTTTGTAATCTACCAAAAAATGATTTATCAGCCATTCTTAATCCTTATTATAAAAGCCAGGTTAGATCTTCATCTTGATTCCCAATTTTTTGGGACCAAGTATCTTTACCGGGTGATGGGGCTCCAGAATAAAAGCCGGATTTCCCCATATGATTTAAAGCATTCTTATTTAATTCAATACCCTCATTTCTCAACTTTAATGCATGGTCTCTAACAAATAAACCAATTGAAAATGCCATTGTTAGATCATCATTATAGCCTCTTTGGGCTTCAGGTCTTTGACCATTCCAAACAAAAACGAACAATTCTTCAATCAATCTACTCGATCGAACTGTACATGCTTTTTCTCTAAAATAAATATCAAGTTTCGATATAAGAAGTGGTCTTGTACGAGAAGTTGTTGAAAAACCTGGGGTCATTTGTGATTTATCTTTTAGGTCATAGCCTTTACTTAGCTGAGTGGCTGAATCTGATACACCTTCGTGCTTATATGTATAGTATAGATTCTTATATCCTCTATCTATAACAGGTTGTATTGCTGCCCAACCGACATTTGCATTTTCTATGACCAATAAAGCTTCATTATATTCTGTTGCAACATTTACTAACATGTTACCAAACTCTTTAGTACCAGGTTGACCTTTAAACTCGGCTACTTGAGCTACTTTTTCAATATCTATCACATGGAAGGTGGAATAATCAGCTCCATCACCTCTAGCAACATCGGCAACAACTAAATAATTCCTAGTATAATCTGGATATTCCCATATCCAATATTCATTATTTAGCCCTCTAGTCTCAATAGGGTCTTCAACCATGTTTTCTTTATACCATTGGAGAAGAGTTCCTGGTATTACCGAATGTCCAGAAGTTATAAAGTCACAATCACACTCCTGGGCTGCCATCTTATCACCTAGAATTTGGCTTTGATCATTTCGCCAGTCTTGATTTCTTTCTGGATGTACTGTCCAATGGAGTCTTATAGGGTTAAACTTGTTTTCACCATCTTCAGATTTGATCCATGTCCTATGGAAAAAATTACCAGATCCATTTGGAGTAGATAGAATTACCGCTTTACCACCAGTAGCTAGGGTTTGTTGAGCAGAAGCCCAAATATCATCTATTTCCTTAACAAAAGCAGCCTCATCAATTACTAATAATGATAATGCTTCAGATCTACCAGCATCAGGTGAACTAGATATGGCTTTTATTTGTGAACCATTTGCATATCTAAGAGAAAGTCTATTATCCTCGACAGATTCTGTTTTTAACCAACTAGGAAGATAATGGTGCATCACCCTAACTTTTGTTACAAGGTTTTTAGCAACGTCTTGTTTTGTTGCAATTACCAATACATTAAAATCTTCATTAAAAATCATTGACCATAATGCATATCCAGCAGTTAAGGTTGATATACCTAGCTGGCGGGATTTTAATATTATATTATAGTCGTGATTTTTAAATTCAGTTAAAGATTTTTCCTGGAATGGGAAAAGATTAAACAGTATCTTCCCTCTTTGAGGATGTTGTATATAACAATACTTCCTCATAAAGTGTACAGGGTCAGATGCACACCTTGTATATTCTTCCGATATTATTTGCTTAATTGTTTTCTTTGCCATAACTTATATATAAATATATATTGAGGTGAAGTTTCGACTACTTCTTAACTCTTTTTTCCATTGTACGACCACCGAAATAAGCTCCGATAACTGTAATGAGAACTAATTGTAGCAAGTCAGTCCATTTTTCTTCTACGGTAAATGCTAATACACCTGCATCTATGAATATCATCAGTACAGTTGATACTACTAAGAAGACTAGGACTAATGGCCTTACATTTTTGGATAGCCAAGAATCTGAATTCATATCTGCCGACCATCTGTCAGTGATATTTTGCTCCATTTTGGCTTCATGATTAGAGATTAATTCCTGCATCTTACGTTTAGCTTCAAGTTTCTCTTCTTTTGATGTTGTTAGATTATCTAAAACACCTCCGACCCCTTTAACTAACTCTGTTGCTCCACTTGAAAATATTTTATTTAGAATGCTCATGTTCGTCCTTCAATTCTTCTTTAACTTTTAGTTTTCTAGCTTCAAATTTTGTTTCTAAAGAGTCTTTAGATTCTCCACCAGTCCATTCTTCGATATCACCTGCTTCTGTAATGAATCTATTAGCATCCATACCATTTAAAAATTCCTGATACTCCTCAGTCATTTGGTGTATCCATACTTCATTACTAGATTGGTTAACCTTATTGACATACTCATCATATTTACCAGCACTTCTAAGATCTTTTTCGAATTTGACAAGACAGTTAGGACAAAAACCAAATTTTCTATATATTTTTTTATATGCTGGATGAGTCATTCGAGGATCTTCACATTTTGGACATGTCAAGGGTATTTGAATGGCTTTTCTAGCTTCATCTAATTTATTTACGGTTTGTTTTATCCCATTTTTAATAGTCCAAGTTTTATTCGATTCTTCCCATACATCACCTTCAACATGCTTAGATTTTTTTACTACGAACCCTGTCTGGACTCTTGTTGTAGCACCATAGTTTCCAGAAACGAGGTTTCTCATTCTCTGAATTTTATCTTTTGAAAATTGTTTACTCATTATAACCCTTTTGCTTGCTTAATCCATTTCAAAGCTTCTTTATTCTTAACTGGTTTTTTGATAAACTTCATTACAGATGCTACAACTGAAGAAGGTAGCTGATCTCCAATATCTTTATCCGTATTTATATTAATAAAATTCGAACCAAATGCAGATTTGTAAGTTTTAAAATTGTCTTGGACTTTTTGCCACGTTCTTTGTACTACCTTATCTAATAACGATCTATCAGTTCTTTTTTTATTTCTTGCCAAAGCAGTTTCTAGGGTTGTATCTACAAAGATCATATATGTATCATAACCCAACTCTTCTATTGACTTCTTTTTAGCAAGTAATACATTAGAAGATCCGCCAGTCCCATCAATTATTATGCCAAGTTTACCATCTAGATAATTATCCATTTGTATTTGTGCAATCTTTCTAGCCTTACCCATAAGCTTGCCATCAAGGCTTCGTTCTTCATCAGTTAGATCATCGGAAGATGCTGGCAGGTTATGTTTCTTTTTTAGAAATTCATAAGACTGATCCAGATTAACTATTTTTAGACCTGTCTTTGTCAATGATGATTTAACTTTCTTGGCAGGAGGTATACCGAATATTTTATCAATAACCGTAGATTTGCCAGATCCAGGACCTCCAGCTAAGAACACTGCTTTAAAGGTATATTTGTCCTGTACAGCCTCTTTAAGGGGGTTTTTAACGACTTTATTAGGTTCCTTCACATTCTCTCCATCTGGAGTAACTGGCTTTTTGGCAACTTCCATATCTTTGAATGATAGAAATTTAACTCCGAATGCTTTGGCTATTTTACGGATCTGAGTCTTCCATAACTCATAAGCTATAGTGGCTTTATAATCTTGGGAATTGGTTGGAGTTGTCTTACCAGGAACTCCTGCTGGGAAATATGTATTAGCTGGTATTACCCTATCCGAATGGAAAGCCTCGAAGTCACTTCCACCCATAGCATAATCAACTATTTTCCAACCTATCAGGTCAGACATCTTTTGAGAATAGTTTTTGTAAGCTCCGGAGGATTTGAAAAAGGTTCCTGGACCATCATCAACGTGATGAGTACTAGTTGCATTTTCTAAAAAGAAATCTAAATCATTTTCAGTTATACCTTCTATAATACTTTTCAAAACTATACTTTCACCAAGATTTAATTTTGGATAATCAGAAGGTACATATTGAATTACACTTTCACCAAGAGATTTTAACTTTAATTGGTCTTGAACCCATTTCTTACCTATACGATTTTTTATGGGAGTCTTTACAAATTTCATAGCATTACTTATCTTATCCGAGTGCATTTTGCTGAAGTCACCCATTTCGGAATTATCCACAATCATGAAATTACGACCAAATAAGGATTGGAATTTCCCCATATTATTTTGGACATCGGACCATGATTTCTTTACTAGGTCTTCAGGCAATATTCTTTCTCTTTTGGAATTTCTTTTTAATGCAATTTCTAAGGAAGTATTTACAAAAACCATTGCAGTATCATAGCCGAGGGCTTCTAATTTTTTTCTACGCTTTTCTATTTTACCATAGTCATGACCTGTACCATCTATGATTAAACCAAGTCGACCCTTTTCATATATAGCTTGGAGCTTCTTTTTCATCTCCTTACCTTTTTGTCTTGGATTATCTTTGCTTGTGGTATAATAGTTGAAAACTTTTTTAGTCATCTGACCTAAAGATTTTGGATCAACACCTCTTTTCTTAAGGAAGTGTTCAAATGCAGGATCTGAGTTTACTACTTTAAGACCTACTGCTGAAGTTCCTTTCATTATATCGTCAATACCAAATATCTGGTTTGCACTATAAGATTTTCCAGAACCTGGCCCACCAGCTAGAAATACTGCTTTTAAAATTCCGGGATCGTATACGCCTTCTAATAAATCCATTTATTTCCTTTTAATATAAATATCAACCTATCCACAATGATATGTGCAAGCAATCAACTTTGATACAAATCCTAAGTCTGAATCTATACTCTCTGAAACGAATGAACATGGTTGAGTGGCTTTTGCTACTGTGTAATTATGCATTAGATCATCATCTTGTTTTTCGCCATGGCCTAATCTAGTTGAAGTGCAAATATAATCCCCTACTTCAATGTCTCCATTGGTATCTGTTATTAAAATTCGACCTTCTCCTAATGCATTGTAATTTATTGAAGGAGCATTATCATTTAATCCAGATATTCTTCCAACATTTTTAGAACTAGGAGTATATGCCTCATAATCTATTGGAGCAGGACTTAATGAATCAAAGACTCCCATTACAGCCTTTTCTTTCTGAGTGGTCGATATTTCAACAACAGGCCATGCCATAGATAAACTATCATCTAGACCCACACCCCTACTTATTATTTCACCAGTGGATTTTACAATCATACCAGGTTTCCAATCAATGAAAGATGAACCTGAAGGCCTTTGTGAGACGTGAGCCCCTGTAAATGTTGAATATTGAACTTCTGAATTAATCGAACCTACTACACCATCTTGGTTTTGGAAACGAATAAAAAAATGGTTAGCGGTGATAGATTGATCGTCGTCAAAGTCTAAGTCTAAAATAGTATCATTATTACTTAAGACGCCATCACTATGTTGAAACTTTACAAGAGGAACACTTAAACCACTATTATCATACACATGTAACTTTGATCCAGGGGCGGTTGTCCCTATACCGACATAACCAGTTGGCCCATCTAAAGTCATGTTTGTTGTTCCTGTACCATTTGCTTTCACTGTTGTAAATCGAATTTCTCCACCACGACCTGACTGTCTTATGTAAGAGGTGGCGGGCCGAGTAAATTCAATATCGTTACCAGAAAAATGGGTTGTCAAATCTCCACCAGATATAGATAATACATCAGCTGGTGAACTAGTTCCTATACCAACCTGACCACCCTTAGGTTGTAATAACAAGTCAAAAGCTCCACCAGTACCATCTGTTCTAGCTTGCTGGATTACTCCATCACCGCTGTCGAGGGTTGTAAATAAGGTTCCAAAATTGGTACCTCCAATCGAAGCTGCAGAAGGTGGATCTCCTAGCACAGGGATATCGATAGGAGCTGATCCATGGGCCACATGGAGTCTGGTAACTGGAGGATTAGCACCAATACCTACATTGCCGCTATCAGTCAGTATGCGGGTTCCATTTAGGTTTATTAGGTTGTCAGATAGACTTATAGAAGTAGAATTCGATTTAATACTAATGCCATCGACTGCGTGGTCTTTAATTTTTATAGATCTATTGGTGTCGTTGGTGTGATATAAACGACCGCCCAAGGCCCCATCAAATATAATATCCGCTCCGGCATTAGCAATCTGAGGTAGTATCTGGCACATATCATGTATACCACTGACTAGAGATATACTATTACTGGCCGTCATGGAGTTCAATGAAGCATCACTACCACTTGTTACTAGTTGTTTCCATTCAGACATTTACTATTTTCCAGATGTTTTTGTGGGTGGGTTAGCTTTTTTGGACTCTTTTTCATGTGCAGTCACAATCTTACTTAACAAAGATGCTACTTGGGTAGCATCACTACCCTTTATTACTAATTCGGATAATGCTTTATGAAGCAATATCAACTCTTCTATTTGGAACATAACGATTACCTTTACTTTTTAATTATCTATACAATATAAGAAAAATATACCACATAAAAAAATTATTCAGTAAGCATTTTCTGTAATTTTACTGCTGAACCGTAGATCAGCTGTACATCCTTACCATCGAATTTAGAATCTGCTATTAACTTTAATAGAAATTCTAATTCTTCAGGGGATAATATTATATTTTCTTTTTTAGTAGTATTTTTACCTATTAAGCCCATAATTTTAAAACCCATTTATTATATGTAAATATATATTTCACCAGAATCTATTCTAATGTTACCTTTGTGGTCTGCTAAAGCGGTTACAGCTGCAGCTTCATTTCCTTCAATAACACCACCGACCCAGTATCCTGCTGTTGCTGTATTGTCAGTTAGAGCTACACCATGAGCAACTCCTAAACGTCCATCATTACCATTATAAGATCCATCCCAGAATAAAGAGTCTCCTTCAACTCCAAGACCTGCACCAAATATAAGACCAGCATCGGTATCGGTTCCTGAAGCTCCAGATCCTAAAGCTAAGAATGCGTCTTCTATAGTTACATTGGTAGTATTAACAGTTGTTGTTATTCCAGTAACCGTTAAGTTTGGTACAGTAAGAGTTCCTGTATGTAATTGAGCACCATTATCATCTATTTCAAACCTTAGGGTATTATTGGTTTTAAATTGAATTTCTGAATCAGTTCCAAAATCAATATAATCTGTAGTTGTTGAACGTCCAAGCTTTAAATCTGACTTAGTAATGGTTTTAACAGTTGTTAGAACGTCGTCAAGACTTAGTGCGCTACCATTACCAGCTGCAACAGATAAGCCATTTCCTGCATTTACAGACATTGTTACATCACCTGAAAGACCACCGCCTGACATACCTTGTCCAGCTGTTACTGAACTAATGTCTCCAGTACCTGTACCATACCCTTGATCGGTAACAAAATCATGTACTGCATCACCAGTTACTAAAGCTGTTGAACCATTGGTAACAGAAGATGCTGTCGTAACATTAACAAGAGCAGTTAATCCTAAATCACCAGCAACTTGTGCAAATGTTTTTGATTCTAAACCAGTGGATGTGAATTTAGCATACTGTCCAGAAGTTCCAGTAGATCCCATTTTAACAATATTACCACTTGCAATACCAATTGCTGTTGATGTAATTGAACCGGTTCCAGCACCTATTAGAACTTGACCAGAACTTAATGTAGAAACTCCTGTACCACCATCTGCTACCGGTACATCATTACCACCTGCACGATAGATAATGTTGCTCTCAATTTGTAAATCTCCAGAAGATGGACTACTAAGAGTATTATTTGAGGCGTGTCCAAAATTAACTGCTGTAAATTGTGGAGAATCACCTGTACCTACACCGATACTAGTTCTTAATGTATCACCAGATTCTGCAACAGGATCTGCTGAACCATCCCCAACGATCATTTGACCATCAGTTAATACAGCCATTGCGGTTATTGCTCCGCCGCCACTACCTAATAATATACCACCATCGGTTAATGTAGAAACTCCTGTACCACCATATCCAACAGCTAGACTATTATTGGTTAAAATTAGGGATCCTGAAATTGTTACATCCCCATCATTGAATGAAGATGCACCATTAAATACTTGAGTGTTATTACCACCGACTGCACCGAATACATTTGAACCAGTACTTGTTAGAGCAGCAGTTTCTGTAAAACTAACTCCATTGAATATTAATGAACCAGTCATTGTAGCATTACCAGTTACATTAAGTGTTGAAGTGTTTATTGTAGAACCAGAAATAGTCCCTGTAGAGGTTATGTTTCCTGTTGTACTGATTGCAATATCATTAGCAAGATGGGCTGTATCTATTGAGCCATCTACATATTGGGCTGAATCAATAGAATTAGCTGACATATGAGCTAAGTCAATTGCACCATCAGCAATTTGTGCAGAGTCAATAGCATCATCTGCCATCAACGCATTTGTAATTTGGTCGTTAGCTATATGGGCTGTATCAATCGACCCAGCAGCATAATGTTCGCTGTCGATAGCATCATCAGCTATATGTTCATTATCAATACTTCCAGCAGCATAGTGCTCACTATTAATTACATTGTCACCAATCTTAGCTGCTGTTACTGAATCTGCTCCTAGTGCTGTAGTATCTACAGAACCCGCAGCATAATGTTCAGTATCAATAGAATCCGCTGCATAGTGTTCAGAATCTATAGCATTGTCTGCTATTTTAGATCCATCAACTGAGTCTGCTGATAAATGTGCTAGATCAATTGAACCATCTACATATTGGTCTGAATCAACTGAGTTAACTGACATATGTTCTAAGTCAATTGCACCAGCAGCAATTTGACCAGAGTCAATACCATCAGTCTTAACACTTATTGTCCTTGCAACAGAGCCGTCAAAGGTCGTTCCTGAATCTAGGCTAAGTGTGGAGTCGTCGACAGTTAATGACTGTGATGTTGTACCAGCACCAGCTATACTAGACTGAATTGTCGAAGTTACAACCCCGGCGGAGTCTATTATTAATACTTCAGCAGTTGAAGCTGCCGCTTGTTCTGGTATAGTTAACCCGCTTAAGACGGCTGAGCTGCCTGATACTATTACTTTTTTCCATTCTGCCATGTTTAATTATCCTTTATAGTGATCGTCCATCAAATCTTATTAGTTGACTCCATTCAGAGCCGGTTGTTGTTTTATACGCTTCTACGGGTAAGCCTCCACTAGTATTGATATATACTCCTGGAGTTGCATTAACTGTTAATTGAGCATTTGCGAATATATGTGATCCTTGATTGGAGCCACTACCTAATCCTAATGTCTCAGAACCTGATCTTACATAATATACTACTGCATTTACATATGAACCTACAGCATTTCTATCACTTACTGCATATCTTCTGAAATTGCTAGAAGCAACAGTAGCAAAATTACCACCGAAGCTAGAGAATATAGCTATCGTAGAAGGCATTTCATCTGGAGCTTCATTTGGATTATCACCATATATCTGAGTTTTTATTATCTGTTCGACTACCGGAACACCTAAAGCGCTACCAGCATGGTCATAACAAATTACCTTGTTCTCTGAGAATCCACTGCCTATTGCTTTGCCAGTAGGAGCATCATTAAATATATCAGAACCAGTATAGTTCCATTCAGTACTATTATTCAATTCTGTAGTTGTATAAGCAGTATTAACCGACCCATCTGATGCTGTATAACCAGGAGTTTCATATGATACATGTCTGAAGCTACATGAAAAGCTAGGTGTAGCAAGAAATGATCCTGTTTGTAAATTAACAATATTATATGATGCTGTAGTTACTGGTAAAGACCATTCTACATCTGAGTGCATATAAGAACCAGAATAGGTTGCATCCACCCACATATTTCTATCTGAGCTGAAAGCCTGTTTCAGACCAATATCATTAGTAGATCCATTAGTAAATGAAATACTTGCTGAAGGTGTATAATCTCCAGTCCAAACTGATGATGATAATATTACAGCATTTGTAGACCAACCTATACTAGCAGTCCAAGATCCTGATGCTGCAAACTCATCCATTTGAACCACATAGTCTGGCCAAGTCACATTGGTAAATGATTCACTCATTTGAGCAAAAGCATCACTACTAAATGATTGAGAACCAACCATGTCCATCATATCATCCATAAAAGATTGAGAAGGATAAGCAGCATAACTAGTACTATTCTCTGAATCATATATAAAAAAGCCCTGACTTAATGTTGATGCCCCAATAGTTGCTGAGTCCTGGGCAATCCGATCTCTTTTAAACCAGCCTTTATTTGACTTATAGGAATGCTTTCCTTGCTGCACAGATTTTGGGAGTTTTTTTAAGGGTTTAAAACTTAGATTAGAGTCACCAGCAACTGATGCCGATAATTCCTGCCATGTTTTTACTATAAATTTATCTTGAAACATACTTCTTGCCTTTTGAATTAATTCCTATATAAATATCATTAACCAAGATAAAAATCTCCAGAAGAACTATAGAACATCCCTCCACTTACATGGTCGGGGGTTTCGGAAAATGCTCCTAATAGCGTTACACCCTGGAGATTAATTACAAATTTACTTTCAGCACTATCATTAAGTTTAACTAGAAACAAATCTTGAGAACCATCACCAGTTATTTCCATTTTAGAACTGGCCATGATCGGAGCAAATAGATCCTCACTCAGTTGAAGCTGGTATTCTGCATCAACTAATCCTAAACCATAATGGCCTGATCCATCATGATTCAATGGGGAATTTACTGACCTAGCTAAAGCTAAGTTATCTGTAATTGTTACTTCGTTAGCAACATCAATGTTTACGTGAAGAGCATTATAAGGTTCAGAACTTACCTGAACTGTTACGTTTGGATTCGAAGGTGTTGTTATGGTACTAGTCTGGGTGGTTGTAGTTATATCAGCCCCGGAATTTGAGACTGTTTCTGTAGTCACATCAACTGATGTTCCTATTGCATTGTCACTAACATCTATAGAATACAAACCTATATCGGCAATAGAAACCGTTTGAGAATTTTGGTTTATTTCTACAGAATTTAAAGACATGGATTATCCCTTAGTTACTTCAGGAGATAATACTATTGAACCTTGTAAAAGTCTTGAGACCGTTGTGTCTGAATTTCTTGTTATTTCTAAATCATAAACTGCACTGGTGAAAGTATAAGCTGTTGTGGTAGTTGCAGATATATTTAACTCTATAGTACCCTTGGTTGCAGAACCAGATGATGCAATGATTGATAATCCTTCACTACCAGTTACTGAAGCAGCTGACCCTGTAAAGCTGGATACAGCAGCTGAAGAAGTATATGTTTCTCGGATTTCCATGCTTGCAGAATATCCACTAAGATCTACAGGAGATCCATCGGAATCCTTATAAGTAAATTGTTTAACTACTGTTGTACCTTGTTCTATTGTAAAGTTATATATACCTGCTGACATGGATCTTCCTTCGTAAATTCTTTATTATAAATATCAATTTGCAAATTAAACCCCTATTATGTTTGCTATGTTTGCTGCAGTTGTCCCTGCAACGGATGCAATATTACCAGCTATTGTTCCAGACACATCATGGCCATACCCTGTTACTACGGTATAGTCTATATATGGATCTGAACTGGTCCCTGAGTAATTAGTCATCCTAAAACCAGTTGAAAGATTAACATCAGATCCCGGGGCTGAGTCATTATAATCATAGTCATGGTGTACAATAGCAATTATGAATACATCATCATCTGTTATATCAGCTAATGCAGCTGCATTAAGGGTATAATTTTGATACTCACCTGTACCATTATTCGTTATCTCTGCAGAGTAAGCAGTTCCCCAAGTTACATTATTAAAATCAGCATCTGCTAATGAGGTGCCACCATCTCCACCAAATGCTGTACTTTTTAATATAATGTATGATTCAGTATTAGAGCTCCATCGTAATTTTAAAGTAGCTTCAGACAACGTTCCTGTTATACCTGACGTATCAAAGTACATAAAAACTCTACCTATTTTGTAAGTAGCTCCACCCCTACCACTAGATCTAAAGATTAAAGGGGCATCAGTGGTATTATTTGTATCTGCAGTCCCTGAGGTTTTATCTCTAGCTGCATCCCAGCTAGCCTCATTACCAGTTGTTATAACACCATCATTAGTATTTGAATACACCGTAGCCATCAGAATTCCTTTTTAGGTAAATAATACTTATTTGAGTTATAATAGCTATTTATAGGTGGATTAATATCTATTTGTTCATACTCGACACCATCTATATCATGTATAGTAGTAGCGCTAGGACTGTTATTCCACCACGTTACTTTAGCATCTATATTAACTAATGAAGATATAACACTTCCAAACCTACTCCAATCATCTTCCCCGTATGTATCGTAAAACACTCCATCATAAGTAGATAAAGAATCTTTTATATCAAACCATTCACCTTCTACTATTACTACATTAGATTTCCCTTCAGCCCATTCCCTAGCCTTCGCCAATACTTGGGGATGACACTCCACAATTGTATGAGAGTTAATAGAATTCTCTTGAATATATCCTGCAGATATACCCATCCCAAATCCTAACTCTAATATATCCCCACCATTAGAGCATACATAATCAGCAGAAGCTTTCATTATAGAGGATTCCCAATCCATCATCACTTCAAAAGTATTATCTCCATCAGTATAATAAATTTTATCACTTTCGAAAGTTAATGTTTTACCAGTATAGGCCATATTAACTTACTTCTATCCATGTATTATCAGGATTAAAATATATTGTTTGACTACCGCTCATATGATATCCAACGATCCTATTTATTTTACCAGACGTTGTTGATACTGCATTTGTCAACCTTCCTGTAGTTGTACTTAAATATACAGGAGCCCCTTTTGCCGTAGTACTATAGCTTGCAGCCATATAAACCAGACCTCTAACACACATACCTACCTGAGCGTCATCTCCCATAGCTATAGCTAAAGAACCTGTTGAAACAGAACCTGCATTTGAAGCTAGAGTCCAAGTGCCATCACACAGAGAATAGATATTACCTTGAGTAGTTCCCTGGGATACATCCCAATAAATAATATCGCCATTTGCGTTGTCATTCAAATTATTAGTTTGTCGACCTAATTGCAAATCTCTATGTTTAAACTTCCCAGTTAATGTTGAAGCAATTATATCACCACTTGCGCTTATATTACCTGAGGCTGTTATATGAGATGAAAAATCTGCACCAGTCTCATCTATTGTAAGTAATGTAGCTGTTCTGTCTTTAAAGATATGTTGGCCTACTTCATCTCCATCATTATCAGCTGTGTATATAATATCAGAATCAGCTGATATGTTAAGAACTGCATCTGCTGAACCCCCTAAAGTTGAAACACCGGTTATTTCTCCATAAACCGTAATATTATCATTTCCACGATTAAATTTTATTACTGGTGTTCCAGTAGCATCATTATTATGTCTATATAATTTAAAATCATTATCTCCTCCATCATAATGCCAACGCATTCCATATGTTAGTGCATCGTTTTCAACAAAGAAATGATCGATATCCGGATTGTTATTTGAAGTGTCTGTTATTCTAAATAAATGTCCATCCAAAGGTGGTGAAGCTGTGTCTCCCGTAGATGTTACACTTAATTGGTTGAATGAACCTGTGAGGCCTGTTACTGTGCCACTTGCACTTATAGCTCCTGAGGCTGTTACGTCTGTAAAAGTATAACTGCTTAAAACACTAGAACCAGAACCATAAAATAATTTCCCTGAATCCAGATTGATTGCCAACTCACCTTCTGATAAGCTTGACGGTACAGAAGATCCTGTACCTCTTTTTAATTGTATTGTTTGTGCCATGAATCTTTCCTATATATAAATATCAAGTTATTAGAATGTACCACCATCTATGATACCAGACATGTCAGATAAACTGCCGACATAACTTGTTGCTGTTGTTATACCACTTGCACTTACATCTCCAGTTACAGATACATCATCCATAAATATACTACTACCAGAGACATGTAATGACCCTGATATCTCCCAATTGTCTTCGACTAAAGTATCGAGACTTCTTTGAATCATACGAGTTGTTATGAATTCACCATCTTTATGAGCTACCAATCTTGCATTCGAAGTTGCAGCACCCAAGGCGGCATATAAATTCCCACTTGCACTTATATTACCAGATGCAGTAATCGATGTGAAGTTTACATTACTACCAGTTATGTCTGCGAATGTTACATTACTACCAGTTGTTGCTTTAGTATTTATATTTGTTTGCAATGCTGAGCTTGATGCATTCAGTTGTACTATGGTCGAATATGAAGTTAAGACTTGATCACCACTATTAGTTCCACTCGTAGCTTCAATTACTGCTAATTGAGCATCTGTTACATAATTGTCATCACCACCAAGAGTTGGAGCATATATAGTATTTATATTAACGCCAGCTTCAAAATAATCTATAGCATAGATATTAGCACTTGAGCTTATATTACCTGAAGCTGATATACTAGTAAGAGAAGCTGTTCCTGCAGATACTACATAATCATCACTTGTAGCTACACCAGTTAATTGAGAACCATCACCAATAAACGAAGATGCACTAATATGTGAACTTGCACTTAAAGAACCTAAGATTCCAGCTGAACCAGTAAATGGGAAGCCGGTTCCTGTTCCACCACCACCTGTAACACCTTCGTATGCTGATGCACTTAGCGTACCCTGAATTATAACGTCTGATTTGAAGGTTACTGGGCCAATTATAGACTGAGTATTTTCTGTAGTTCTTGAGAATTTACTATTGTCAAAATATCTGAATGTCGTAGGTTCAATGGTTATAAGTTCTGCTGAACCTGATGTTGTTGACTTCTCCCAGTTTCCCAGCCAGTTTCCAGCGTCATCAAGAGCTTTTGAATATGAGTGAGACGCGAATGGCAGGAAGCCGAAGGGATAGATAATGGATTCAATTCCACTATGAAGAGTATTTGTTATTTGAATATACGGTTTGTCACCATCCGATAAAATAAAATCTATAGTTTTTTTTGCATTATCAACGAGCTCATAACCCGCCTTTTTTGGGTGGACAGGGAACTCATCATTATAATACCAGCTAGCTGCAGTATCAACCATATCATGGCCGTAAAACTTCGACAGGAAAAACAATATGGATTTGGAAGATGGGTTTATCTGGCCACTATTACCATTTATTAGAGTATTGGAATTTGCATACGGTATATCAGAAGATGTAAAATCACAAGCCAGGATTGTTACTAAACCAGGTTGGATGTACTGGGAACCATATGTACCCATTCCACCATAGGTTGAATCATAATTTAGATATTTACTGGCACCTCTGAAGCTAATACTATATGGACTGGTTGTAAATCCTGGCAGGGCTATTATAGCTCCGGTTGCTGCTTTCCTTGCACTGTAAAAATTAGAATGATCGGGAAGATCTATGTCGCCAGTCCACTGATTTTGATTGATTTCACTACCATCATCATAATTTGAACCGGAGACTATGTCGACGTGCGTTATCGCGCTATTTGAACCCGTATATTCAATAGTTTTATCATAATAATTATATCCAGCATAGACTTGTTCTACCTTAAGTTTGAAGTTGGAACCAGTTGGAATAACAGATGCTGATACATGTGCTGAACATGATGCATTAATCAAATCCCTTAGACCTTCTGCAATCTGACCTTTTGTTTTACTAGTAACATCAAAAGATAATCTGGTTTCCGGTGGACCTACATAAAAGGCATTATAATATTTTTCGACCACATCGTTTACTGTATTTACAACTCTAACTGTAACAGACTTATCTGTGCCGGGATCTGCATACGTATAGCTATTTATTACATCAGAATAAGAGCCTGTATTCTGTAAATAGTCAGCTTGATCGGCTATACTGTGGGAGAAGTAATATTCATCAGGGATGGGATTACCCAATGTTGTGTTTGATGATGTGAAGGCTATACTATAACCCTTTCCCATTGGCATGTGAATTGTATGTATTAATAATTGATTATCACAAGTATTATTAGAACTAGTTTCAGTATATGGAAGCCCGGATGAGTCTCCATCTTGGTTTATCAATAATGATGAATATAGTCTTGTATCATCCTTGGCAAAACCAGAATTAAAATATAATCTATTGTATGGAGATGCATCACCTACAGCTATATTTACAAAGTCATCTCCAAGAGTCAACTGTAAAGTGTCGTCATCAAAAGTTAGGTTTGTAGGTGTTGTCGCTGTAATCTCAGATATACCACCTGAAGAAGCTGCACTACCTGTTGCACCTATATAACGGTAGCCTTTCAGCCAGAATGGTTTTCTATAATTACTAAGATTAGGGTCGTCACTTGTTTGTGCACCAAAGGTTAATACGCCTTGGAAATAATCAAAAGAAGCAGCTCCATAATTTTTACCAGCTACTCCTGATTGGCCAGATAATTGAACTATATCATCATAATCAGGACCAGTATAATCTGCGTTAGATGGATAAACTTTAACATTAAAACCAGGGCCGAATTTATTTGGAGTTACCCAATTTTTTAGTCTAAAAGAATTAAACTTTACTAAATCCCCTGGTGAAATATTTCCTGATGCAGGTTGCGAGCTACTAATAAATGCAGCATAAGTTGGCCAACCATCATTTGTATCTATTAATGGTAAAATAACTTCTTCAAAGTTTGCATTTGTACCACCTGATTGAGCTGTTTTTTGGAATGAGCCATTAGACCAAACATTCGCCATAGATCCACCAGAAGATATAGTCCAAACACTTTTACTAGTCATAGTATCAGGTGTTGAATCAGCAAATGCTATTGTGTTGGCTTCAGAGAGCAGTTCATTTGAATATATTTGGTGACCAGATTCTAAAGGTTCTTGACCAATTAGATTTCCAGGACTAACTTGAAGTTTACCCAATATATGTTTAAATGATGCTAATCTTTGTTCGTCATTTTGAAATGGCATATTCTATCCTCTATTATAATTATCAACTATTTCTGATAGCCTTCTAATAAACCTTTCACTTTCTTTGGATGTTAAAGTTCTTTCCACATATAAACATTCAGAGGAAGTTTCCCCATAAGATAGTTTATATCTAACTGAACATGACTTGTCAGCATTAAATTTTACTTTTAATAAATCATAAGTATCAATCATAATAATCCTTTATTCGATGTCTAAAATTTGTAAGCTTTTTATATGGTGTCTAGATTGGGTTGCTGTAGACTTAAATCTTAATTCTACTATTACTATATTATCTGAAGCAAACGCAGAATGCTGACCTACATTCCAATCTATATATATGTATCCTCCAGACTCTGCATAGAAATTTGTAGAAGCTCCATAAAAATAATTATCTAAATTCCCTGCTTCTTCATTATTTCCACTACCACCAGTAACTAAAGACCAGCCAGTTCCAGGAGTACCTTCTCCCAATGCATTACCGCCTATTGGTCCAGGAATTTTTGCTCTAATTCTTATTGGTAAACTATCAAACGCTACTTGGCCTAAACCAGTTGGGTTTTTTGCCCATATGTCAGCCTGGGTAATAGCATCGCCTCCCGTTCCAACTCCGATTTTAAATTTGTAATTTTTATCACCATTGCTTGTTATATTTTGAACACTAATGGCTCTATACCAATATCGATCTCCTGATGCATCTGTATAATCAGGAGCATTTGGATTAAATATATTTGATCCGGTATAGTTTGCTACAGGATATATCAAGTGACCATCTACTGTTTGTTGTAGTTCATTATTTTCAAGTAAGCTTTGTGTACTATCATAAGTGTAATTAGATGCTGTTAACCAGTAGGTATAATTATGATCGCTACCGCCTAATCCTGATGGGTTTGTATTAAAGTTACTAGTTTGAGATTGAGGTATTCTCATATCTTCATAGTACATGTGACTGGCAGTAGCATGTTCTGGTATGAAACCATTATCATTAACAAACCTACCTACAGAAGCTGTTTGAGAAACATCAGTGGTTCCTGCAGCACTACTTAAGTCTCTTTTCTTGACATAAATATCAGCATCTAAATCGTGAGTTACTCCAGAAGATGGTGTGTACTCGGCTCTATAAGCTAAAGATGCTGTAGCTCCTATTTCAGGGATGCTAACATCCGAAGCATCATGAGAACTCCAGGAAAGAGTGTCACCAGGATCTATAGGTTTAGTTGTATGGGAATACGTTCCACCCTCTCTTATATCTAAATGGGTTTCTGGATTGACATAACCAACATTGGTACTACTAGTATATGTGTCATTAGCAAGATTTTCAATAACACCACTATAACTTATTTCAAACTCAACATCGTTCTTAAAGTAAGAAACTCCTGATAAGCTCATTGTTGGATCAGACCCATTATAAGGTGCCCAGCTCCAACTCACAGGTGCATTATTAAATGATGTTGGTTTGTACTCATCATAATACCAATCAAATACAGTTAGTGATTCTGTTACACTTCCAGACGTTTTTAATAGTTGTAGCGTATTATAACCGTCACGGATCTTTTCTCTTAATTGAACTTGAGCAGACCACTTTTGATAACCATGAGGGAAGTATTCCGATCCATTATAGAAACTTTGAGATACACCCAGATATGGACTTATATCAGTTACTATTAATTTGTTGGTACCAAATGATTGTGTTAGAGCACTATAACTTTGACTCGTATGTTTATTCCCAGTACTGAAGCTACCCGATAAATCTATTGATGCAGTTTCAGTACCATTTATTTTTAGGATTAAACTACCTTTATCACCTTTACCATAAACCCCATGAGGCAATTCAAAGTCCATGTTATAAGAAGTATTATCACCAGCAACTTCATTTACAATAAAGATGTTAGATACAGAGTCACCAGGATCGTCTCCAGATTTATAAGCCCATGCAGAACTTGAAGGTAAGAGCCCACTATATAAAATACCATTCTTTAAAGCAACTCTTGATGAGCCTACAGAAGCGTTTTTGGTATGGTCACTGGCACCTTGTATAGCCCAATATTCATTATGGATAGATTTTGGGGGTTTTGGAAGAGCTTGTAAAGTAATTGTAGCTGTATCTGAAGCCTCATCATTATCATTCACTGAAGGTAATGGACTCACTGCTGTTACGGTACCAGTAATATTAATTATATTTATACCCGTATACGAATTTATATTGTAAATGTCAACATCTGCATCGAAGTTTGTAGCAGAAACTTTGGTAGCATTAGCATTTGAATTGCTATTATCATCATAATCAACATCTTTATGATCTGATGGCATAGACCCTGAATTATCTATAATGGATAGTGTTGGAGGAACATGGGTTATAGTTGCATTAACTTGTTTATTATGTAGATTATTACTGGCAACAATACTCGGAACATAATAATTGGTTAAGTCGCCACCACTTGCACTCCATTCACTAGATACAATTAAGCTTACGAAATTAAGTATAGAGTTGGGTTGATCACTCATAGTAACAAAAGCACTGGTATTAGAAGTTATATTAACACTACCTAAATCTGAACTAGGGTTAGTAGCAGAAATAGTACGAGGGTTTAAGCCAGTAAGCTCTATAGGGTTAAAAGCTCCTGTATATTGGTAGTTAAAGCTACCATTAGATTCTACATGACTAACGCCAGACCCTGAAGTTATGTCTTTTGGTATAGAATTATTTACGTCACTATCATTAAGATTTGTACTCATAGTAGCTGTTTTAGGTCCAAATGGTTCTGATATATGAGCTAATATTCTAGCTCTAACCATTTGATTTTTAGATTCATTATTTGGTAAATCAGCTTGATCGCTTAGCTCTATTATTGTAGATCTATCTCGACCATGTAAGTAAGTAGCTGCTCTTTGAGAGCCACCAGTATTTGAACCGGAATTAGTTTGTTCTACTTGAGCTGTAATATCTATAGTTGAATTTACCGATGCAGTTACTGCAAGAGTTGGATCTGATGCTATATTCGGACTTACAGTAGTTGCAGCGTCGTCACTTATTGAATGGCCTTGGGTGTAAGAACCTGCAACGTAATCTTTTTCGAACCACGAAGAAGTGTAATGTATTATAGATTTGCTAGTATTAGTTTGATATGCACTAGATGAAGCATAAACATCAGCCGAAGCTGTTGATAGAGTAATGGTGGTAAGCTTGTGGTTTGGTGTTATCGTAAACGTTGTTGTATGAGGGCCAAATGGTTCTTCTACACGAGCTTTTATTCTATGTCTAATAATAGCATCTGTAGAATGTGTAGCTCTATAATTTTCTTGGGTTCTTAAAGAACTAGTTTCAGAACTTAAAAAAGTATCTGTGTAACCATATAGAATTCTAGCTGATCTTGCCGTAGTGTCTGTACTAGAAGATGTTTCACCATCCCATTTATTTTCATAGCTCATGGTCGAGTGAATTATAGGAGCTACAGTTGCACTCATTGTCAGAGATGATAGAACTCCAGGGATTATACTTAAAATATTTTCTGTAGAAGTAAATGATGCTGACACTTCTAAATTTGAACTAAAATTATTTTCTTGCCAAGATGATGTATAATTAAGTACTTTTCTATCTGAATCGTATAATTCATGACTTCCTGTGGAAATCCAGTCACCACTAGAAGTTGATAAAGTTATAGTAGGAGAATCTGGAGTATTAAATGCTGTAGTTGTAATCGTAGTTTCAGGGCCAAATGGTTCTGTTACTTTTGCTTTAACTCTATATCTAATAACAGACTCACTTATATAATCATCAGTTCTATCAAAGTCTAATAGACTTGCAGTTTCCGAGGTTCTTAAAGATGACGTATAATCATATAATATTCTAGAAGTCCTATTATTAGTAGCTGTCTCAGTATCATAAGCAGTTTCCAATTCTACTTCGATATTACTAATATCTGTAGAACCAGTATCATTTATAAGTAGGTTTGAATATGTTCCAGTAGTTGTAGTTAAACCAGTATTTGTTGCTGGATTACCAAAACTTGCACTTATTAAATAACTCCCAGGATCAAAACTACTAGATTGCCAAGATGAAGTATAAATACTTACTCTAAGGTTTTCAGAATTCAAAGCTGAACTACTTATCTCTAAATCGGTACTTCCAGTTTTGAATGCTAAGGTATGAATAGTAGAACCATCTTTTTTAATATAAACAGGAGTTGATTTATGATCTGGCCCAAATGGTTCTTGTATTTTTGCAAGAACTCTATATCTAATAACAGACTCACTTATATATTCAACTGCTTTTGTATAATCTTCTAAGCTAGCAGTATGATGTTCAAGTAAACTAGCAGTATGACCATATAAGACGCTTCCAGTTCTTTCATAAACAGCATCGCCACTAAATGATGAACTTTCTATTTGGACTTTAATATCTGATATCTCTACATTGGGAATTGCTGTTACATTTATTCGTATAGGATCTCCACTTGAAGCACTAAAATGGTGTTGAGAACCATGTCTTACACCATCATCTATATCCAGTAGCTGAGCATCCGATGTTTGTGGTCCATAATATCTATTACTCTTACCTACAGCTATAGGAATCCAACCATTAGATTCTGTTGCATTAGTTGTTGAACTATAAGCCGATCCATAACTAGAAGCTGTATATGACGTTCCAGCATGACCATCCATTTGTACCCAATGAACATTATAATAACTATATATATTATCGTTAGTATTATAATTAATTTTTACTTTTGTTCTATGAGCAGCAGCAGCTGTGTAACCGTCGGGTTCTTGTATCTCTGCACAAGTTCTAATTCTAACAAGAGACTCCGTATAAATAGCATCAAGACTAGACGTATCAGTTGGTGTAAATTCTCTATCATAAAGCATTGGTACTTCATAATAGGCTCCAACCGTATTTGTATACGACCCACTTTCAACTTGAGTTCTTATGTTGGTTATGGAAGCTGTTGGAGGAGGAACTACGGTTAAGGTAAAGGAATCCGAGTCTGTGTTATTATTCAGGTTATTATCACTAATAGTTACATGAATATTCTCGCTAAAATTGGCTTGATTAAGTATAACTTCATTGGTACTATTATCTACAAGATATTGGGATATACTAGCAGTGAAGTTTAAACCATTAGAAGATGATAATGCGACGTTACCAGCACCTTGTGCATGACTTTGAGTATAGATAGTTGATGCATCTGTCATGACCCCATTTTTTAAAACCATACTATATCTATGGGCAGAAGATAATGATGGATTATCTGTTGATCTAGTTACATCTACCCTTCTTATAAAATCACCTTCATCTGAGTTATCATCACTACTACCAGTTAATTCAAAAATTATACTTCCAATAGCTGAATCGTGCTCCATAGATAAAGTCCGATTTGTTGGTAATACTAAGGTTGGTGGTATGTTTATAAAAGCTTTTATAGTTATTGTTGTAAATAAGCTTCTACCATCTCCACTACCAGTATTAACAGCATTTACCATATATCGATGTACGCCGGGAGCTAAATCATTTTCAAACGGATAATCTCCTGAGGTATCACCCCCATCTACTCGATCGCTTCCAGTATATGAGGATAAGGATCCAGATTGAATAGTTTCAAAACCATTATCTGTTAACTTATAAAATGAATAATAATTAGGGGTAAATGTTGCTGAATGGGTTGTAGCAATAATAACATAACTAACACTTGCGGTATCAGTACCAGTTCCTAAATCAATAAAAGTATCTTCAGAAGTTGGAGTACCATCTTCAATTCTGGTTGGATTCCCAGCAAAGAAATCATCAGTACCTATACCAGTAAGTCCTGAACCATCACCGATAAAAGTACCTGCAGTAATTGTACCATCTACAGCAATAGAACCGGTAACATTAATACCAGTTTTAAATTGGGCTTGAGCTCCTGTTTGTACCCACTGACTACTTGTAAATTGATGTATTCCACTCATTTATAACTCATTCGGATTTATAACTACTGTTGTATATTTAATTCTAGTTTTCTTTTGACTAGTGCTCACTGCTAATAATAAATATCTATAGATTCCAGTATCTAATGTTTGTTCTAGGGTATTTATGAATTGTAAACCATTAGCATTGTTTAGATATCTGGAAGCCTCTTCTGACCATTTACCATCAATATCCCTTAAAAATGTAAAGTGCTCGTAGGGCGTTGATGATGTTGCCGTTAGAGTTATAGTTTGTTGACCACTTGTCCCTGTAATCCATGGACCAGCTATTGTTCCATCAGCAGAAGCAGAACCAAAACTTATATCTGTAGCTTGTGAAGATTCTGGTATACCCATTAAAGTAGATCCATCACCAAAAAAAGAACCACTAATCTGTAATGTATTAGCCTCCAAGCTTCCTGTTATAATCATGCCATTTTTGAACTCAGCTACAGCACCCTCTTGTTCTAAAGAACCTGTAAATTCAATTCGGCCTGACATTACATCTTCCTTATCATTGCTTTGATTAATCCACCATCGGTAGATTCCAAAGCTTGGGCTATTATTTTACCACCGTATGGTTTAATAGATAATTCATAAGGTGAAATTGCTTTACCATAACCCAATCTATTACTAGCTATGATAAAATCTCCAGAATTGCATCGACCATCTATCAACACAGGTTCCGCTCCTAATATTATAGGATAATCTGTGCCAGGACTAGATATTCCCATGACTAGGTAATCACCTTCTATTGTACATGGTACTAAACCTTTATCAGAATGAACTAAAATACTACCTTCTGGCAGATCTCCAATATCTTTTGTTTCCAAATTGATCTCATGAACCCCACCGAAGAAAGTATTTTTTGCATATATATTAGTCCATTTCTTTGAATCACTTCCTAGACTTCTGGAAGCTTCCGTTGTGTCTGGCAATATATCTTCATCTACTGACGAGAAGTCTGCATTTGACGTTCCTAAGGCTACACCATCTTTCCAAAAGCTGGAACCTGAAATTGCTCCACTTGAACTTATAGTAGAACTTGCAGATATACTACCAGAAAAGTAATGTGAGCTTCCATCATCAGTTCCCCATACATGATCGCCGGCATGTGTTGCTATAGAAGTTTCAGTAAATGCTACTGCATTGAATACTAGAGAACCACTCATTTGAGCAGAGCCACTTATATATAGATTTGTCCCATATATAGAAGAAGCTGATACATG